CACCGAGCTTGAAGCGACGGCCTCTTCCTTCGAAGCGCTGCGCGCCTCTTGGCGCGACGACAACGGGGAGGGCGACCTAGCTGATGCGCTCAAGGGCTGGACAAGTACCGCGGCCATAGCGACCGAGGAGAAGATCCGGGCTTCTGAAACTGAGGCCTCGGCCCGGCGGCTCGTCACGCTGGATGCGCAGGTGGCGAGCAACGCAGCCAACGTCACCCAGCTTGAGCAGGTGGTGGTCACCAACCAGCAGGCGACGGCGCAGCAGTTGACTCAGCTGAGCACCACGGTCGGTGACCAGCAAACCGCGATCCAGCAGAACACGTCGATCATCAATGACGTGAGCGGCAAGGTCGCGGCGAACTGGTCGGTGAGGATGCAATACAACTCCGGTACTGGGCAGTACATCACCACCGGTGTTGGCCTGGGTATCGAGAACACCGACGCAGGCCTGCAGAGTCAATTCCTGGTCAGTGCTGACCGATTCGCGATCGTCAACACGATCGCCGGCGGCGCTGTCTCGGTGCCGTTCGCGGTCCAAGGCGGGCAGGTGTTTATGAACTCGGCTTTCATCCAAGACGCGTCAATTGGCGTGGCAAAGCTCACCCAGAGCATTCAATCAGCCAATTATGTCCCCGGCCAGACTGGGCTGAAGATCAACTTTGTGACGGGGGAGTTCGAGCTGAATAGCACGATAGGCGTCGGTGGTCGACAAACCATCAATAACCGAGGTGGCAAGGTTTATGACGAGCTCGGCGCCAAGCGCTATCAATGGGGAGATCTATCAGCATGAGTTATGGGATTCGGGTATGGGGCGCCGATGGGGCGCTCCAGTTGGACGAGAACTCTTTCACCATCAGAATTGTTGCATCGTTTCTGGTGACCTTCTCTGGTTCAACTCGCGAAGTACAGAATTTCCCGGTCCCAGGAATTAATACCGCTAACGCCATGGCGGTACTTGTTCCGATTGGTTCTTATGATGAGCGCGCCTTACAGCATGAGGCTCAATTAGTTGACGGAGCCGTAAATGTATATAACTACATCTATGGAAATACGGCAATTAACAATATTTCCAGAGGTACCATGCGGTTAATGGTAGTGAGGTTTGCATAATGTCATTTGGGGTGCAGTTCCAGAACAATCAGAATCTAGTTATTTTGGATAGTGAATTTTCACGACTTAACGTTATTTCCAAAGGTGAGTTGCAGCAAAACTTTACAAACTATTTCGAGCGACCAGCTACCACGCAAGAGCCCCCGCTGATTTTCGTTAAATTCTATGACCCTGGTACGGGAGTCTATGCCAATGGCGGTGGTTGCTCGCCATTGGGCGAGCCAGGCAACTGGACTGGCTTCTTTTTTCGGCCCACGTTCGGACAAACTCCGACTTTTGCGCCAGGAAAATGGTTCGCTTGTCAGTTTGGGGCCCAGGCAGTAGCTAGTTATGGGATGCGATTATGGGATCAGACAGGAAAGATGCTTTTTGATTCAGGAACCCCCACGGCTCTGTTCACTCATTCTTTTCAGAACTGGACATATGTCACGAGCACTTTGGGGGATACGGGCGCTTATACGAATTTTTATACAGTGCCATACGACTTTTCGTCTGATGAGTATATGCTCATTAATAATTTTGGGATGAAACTGATTGCCGGTGAGCTGAATGGTAGGACTGTCGGGACGAGGTGGGATTTTGCCGCCAACAAGCTGTGGGCAATTACTGTTGCGTTCAACAATCCCTACGATTTCCACTTGCCGGCACTGTTCGCCAAGTTAACCGTTTAAACATTTAAGGAATAGCCCATGCCCTGGTATAAGCAAGGCACTGTTTCCGTCACCCTGAATTCCAATGCGGTGACAGGCACTGGCACTTCATTCATCGCGAATAGCCGGGTCGGCGATGCGTTCCGCGGGCCTGATGGCCGGTGGTATGAGGTGACCAACGCGCCGAGTGATACGTCGCTCTCCATCGACCCGCCGTATCAGGGAGCGACGGCCTCCGGCGGCAGTTATGCGCTGGCGCCGATGCAGGGGTATGTGAAGGATTCCGCCGATGCCTTGCGCAGCCTGGTGAACACCTACGGCGCCAAGCTCGCAGCGCTGGGGACAACCGGCAATTACGACACCCTGCCTGTCTCCAAGGGCGGCACCGGCGGGACCGACCAAGCGACGGCACGCACCGGCCTGGGTCTTGGGTCTGCCGCTACGGCTGTGGTGCAAACGAGCTCCTCGGATGCTACCGCCGGCCGGCTTCTGGCGGTGGGTGCATTTGGCTGGAACGGCGGGACCTGTATCGCCTTGCCAGTGACCGACGTTCGCACGATTACCACTCCTGGCGAATACGCCTTGGGCGCCGGCGGCACCAACCTGCCAAATAACTCCCAGGCCTGGTACCTGCGTGTCGTGCGGCATACAACGCTTATTCTTCATGAACTTAGGGGGATGACTGCGGTAAACGCTGGCCAGGTTTGGACGTGCGTCTACACCGGATCAGCGTGGGAGGCCTGGTCGCCACGGGCGCGCGGCGGCGCTAACTCGGACATCACCAGCCTCACCGGGCTGACCACGGCGCTCAGCGTGGCCCAGGGCGGGACGGGCGGCAACTCCCAGGCGACCGCACGCACCGGGCTCGGGCTCGGTTCCGCTGCCACGGCCAACGTCGGCACCGCCGCGGGCAACGTAATGGCGGTTGGCGCGGGCGGCTGGCTGGGGGCCTCAACGATCGACAACGGCAACGCGAACAATGCGAAGACCACAGGCCTCTACAGCTTGAGCAACGCGACCAACGCACCCTATACCGCAGTGCAGCTGCTTTCATCCGATTGGGGCGGCGATGCGCGCTGGCAATCACAGCTCGCGCTCGGCATCTCGCAAAACAAAGCCTACTTCCGTTCGATCATGAAGGATCAATCCGCCGCCACCACATGGGCGGAGATCTACCACACCGGCAATACCACCCGTGCCGCCGACGGCACCCTGAAGGCGATTTGAATATGGCCAGAGCAGCAATCAACGTGTTGGGCGCATCCGGCGCGACCTATGACTTCGTCACCCAAGGAGACACCCCGGTCACGTCCGAGCGAGTGTCGAAGGGCATTTACAGGATTTCTGGGTGTCTGGGCATGGTGCCGTTTCCGCCCGTTGACGATGGGTGGGGGTACACGGTCAATCAGGTGGATAGCCGGGCCGATATCGAAACCGATTTTGCCGACGGCGTACTCACGGTCACTGTCACGAAGGACGGCCAGCCGTATGACCTCAAGCACATGATCACCCTGCACATACTGGTGCCAGATCCTGTGCCCGTGGAGGTGCCTGATCAGCCGGCCGAGGAGCCCGTGGAGAGCGAAGAGACGCCTCCCGAGGCCTGAAGCAGTCGCCAAACGCCACCCGCCACTGAGCGGGTATTTTTTGCCTGGAGAAAAAGTTATGACCGTTTCCGAGAAAGACCGCGACATCCTTGCCCGCACGCTGTGGGGGGAAGCCCGCGGCGAAGGCCTGGCCGGCCAGATCGCCGTGGCCTGGACCATCCGCAACCGGGTGGAAGATGGTCGGGCCAAGTCCTGGTGGGGCGAAGGCTACGCCGGCGTGTGCCTGGCGCCGTACCAGTTCAGTTGCTGGAACAAAAACGACCCGAACTATCCCTACCTTAGCGGCGCGAAGCCAATCCCGCCGAAGCAGTTCGCCCAGGCCCAGCGCGCGGCGGACCTGGTTATCTCCGGCGCCGAGCCTGACCTGACCAAAGGCGCGACCCACTACTACGCCACGACCATGCCGAAGGCACCCGCCTGGGCAGCCAAGGCCACGCAGACCCTGTGCTTGGGCAACCACCTTTTCTTCAAGGACGTGCCATGAATCCCGCCTCAGTAAAACTGATGGTCGCCGGCATGGCCGTAGCCTTGATCCTCGCCATGAGCGCGACCTGGCAGGTTCAGGAATGGCGGATGGGCAAGAAGCTCGCCGAGCAGGCCGGCTTGCACCAAGCTGACTTGGCGAGCATCGGTAGCGCCGCCACGGCCCAGGCCCGTGCCGAGCAGGATAAGCGCCTGACCCTGGAGCAGCAGCTGTCAGCCAGTGAACAAACCCACTACAAGGAATTGAGCGATGCTGAAAAACAACAGGATCGCCTGCGCGATCGCCTTGCCACTTCTGATTTGCGGTTGTCAGTCCTTCTCGACACCACGGATCCAGCCAGTTGCTGCCCAGTGCCTGCCGCCGCCGGCACCGGCGGCGTGGTTCATGGAACCCGTCGAGCCCAACTTGACCCAGCGCATGCTCAACGAATTATCGCCATCACCGACGCCGGCGACCGGGGGCTGATCGCGCTGAAGGCGTGCCAGGCGTATG